GTTATAAAACTAACACCATTATTATAATATATAATCATATTAAAAATTAAAAAAAATAGAGATAGGCGCTTAGACCAATCTCTATTTATAATTAATCAACTAATACTACTTCTCTAACAACATAACAATGCGCTATATTATTTACTTTATACCCTTTTCGAGCATGAGAAGAAACTACTTCTTTATAGTAGCCATTAATCTCTTTGATTTCTTCTTCTGTTAGATTAATAGCAGCATTTGTTTTCTTTTGAATACTAACGTGCTTATCTAATACATGAAATGCATCATCCACATCTTTGAAAACTCTATTATAAAACAATTGATGAAGTTTGTTAGCGGATCCATTACTATTCTCTTCACCAAAATTATAAGTAGTTTCTAAAATTAAATACACCTTTGGCATCTCTTCCATTTTAGCAACCTCCAATTTGTATTAAAAAGAGATAGGAACTAAGTCCTATCTCTTATTATTTTAATCTAGATCAATTTCGACAACGTAGAATGTATATACTACATTGCCCACTTTACCACTTTTAGTATACACAACCTTATCACCATATCCGATATCGATTTCTCTTGCTTCATCTTCAGGTACTTCTTCGTGTCCACCCTCAACTTCAAAGAACTTATCGATACGATTGATGGCTTCTTCTTTTGTTTTATAGCATTTCAATTCGAAAAGAGAACCATCATCTTCAAATACAATTACTTTACCTTTAACTGTTTCATTATATTCTGCGAAGAATACTGAATTGAATAATATATAACCTTTTTCCATAATTATATCTCCTATTTAATAACTGGCTTAGATTTTAAGATATTGATAGCCATAACTTTATAAGTTATAACCGTATTTTCTAATTGGCTAACGCTATAATATTTTAAGCTATCACCTAAAACATCAACATCTGGAAGTTGTTTAAGAATTTCTTCATCTGTAACTTCAGTACCATTTGTTTGTAAATCTTTAGCCATATCAATAGCCGCTTCTTCATTTTCATATGCTACCATACCAAATAAGTGATCAGACTCTATATGTTTGAGTTGAATTTCATCGCCAATTGGGTATTTGATATACATACTTTCTAAAATAACGTAGCAATTATCCATAATATTATACTCCTTAATCTTTCTCATATAAATTAATACCAGAATCTATTAGATCGCCACTCTCATTGGCAATAGCGAATGCATAGATATTTTCAGTTTCTGGATCAATGTAGATTTGATAGAATTTGCTTAGCTCCATTCCAGAAACACGTTCCAAAGTATCTAGTCTATCTATTGGAGGGAGATCTTCTAATCCCATATTATCACGTTCGTAATATACTCTATCAAGAGCAGCATCAAATGCATCATCTTCTGACATGGATTGAGTACCATCTTCATTAGATTCATACTCATAAGGGCCAAATTGCATTTCTTCATCGAATTCATTATTTGTATCTAACACGAACATTTTTACAAATATTGCTGGCATAATTATTTCTCCTCTTCTTTTTTATTTACTATTTCATATTGACCAATTCTAAATCCAATAACGGCATTATTGAATTTATCATATAAGAATGTAGTATATTCATCCATATCATGATTAGAGTATTTTCTAAAATACTTAATCTTGTTATTATGAGCAATCAAAAACTTTTGTCTATTTGTAAAATGTTCATCCATAGTCCGAACCAAAATACCTGTTACACGAACATCTTTATCTTTTCTACCATAGCTGAATATATCCATCCCTTCAGTATTGGTGCATTCAATAAAGTTATTATCATCTAGAAATAATTTATCTACATAAACAGCATCAAATACTTTAGGTTTTATGAAAATACTAGCAATATCAGCTATTCTATTTTTCATAGGCTCATATCCTGCAATTAATTCAGAAAATGCATTTATTACTTCTTTCATAAGTATTTCTCCTCAATAGATTAAATTTCACGGCCAACATAAGTACCATCTTCTTCAAAGTTATATGGAGATAAGATTGCGCCATTCTTATCCATTGCAAATATACCGTACATAACGTTATCTTTTTCGATGATACCGAAATAGTTATAGAAGTGACGAGCTAAAATTTGATCTTTTCTATGAATTATTTTATTAGCTTCATCAGAATATTCGAAGAATAATCTTCTAGCTTCTATATTATCTACTTTAGAATACTTTTCTAACTTGTAGAAATATTCTTTAATCCATTTTTGGATACCATAGATAATGTGGTAAATGCCATATTTTTCTGGAACTTCGAACTCAATATCCCACATAATATGATCATCAATCCCTGGTAAACCACCAACCTCAAATTTACCTGTTTCCTTATTTAGCATATCTAATGCTAAAGTAAAAGTTTGCTTTTCCATTTTACCTTTCCTTTCGTTATTAATAATGGAAACCAAAAAAGATATAAGCTCAGGATTAAAATGTTTTATCCGACATTCTTATATCATAATTATAGTATATAATTATATTGTATTTTGAGCTAGACTTCTAATTAAATCTTTGAGTAACTTGTAAAGGAGAATCTAACTATGTATACGATAAATATATATCACATTTTTGATAAATTATCTGATGGTGTAAAGAACAATTATATTTGTGAAAATGATAAAGAGCTAGCTAGATCTTTAAAGATCCAATTAGCTAATGCTAATACGATTGAAAATGACGATGTTGTCATTAACTTATTTACTTTCATTGAAGGAGAGTATAGTTATGGCAACTTAATAGCTAGAACTAATACTTTAAAAGAAGTTATTGACGAAAATGACTCTTATAAAATAGATGACGTAGAAAATAAATACTCTATTACCAACTATCTAATCGGTATGGATGGAGTAATCTATAATATGAGAGATTACAAATCCGTTATGGATAATAAAGACACTATTCGTTCTTTAGGAATACAGAAAGTTTCCCAAGATCCAACTAAATATCGTAAAGATGCAGAAGCAGAATTGAATAAGAAATCTACTAAATTGAATCTATTAAAAGAGATTCAAAACTTAGTTATTCTTACTACTGTATATGAAATCTTAGAAGATGATGCGGAAAAGAAAAAAGATGAAATAGATGAGTATGCAGAAGAAAATATCAAAGAAAACTATATCAGTGAATTTGATATGATCTTAGATAAGATGGATAGACTATTCCCTGATAGTGATGATATTGAAATTACTGGTGTAGAATACAATGGTAAGAAAATTACCACAGATGAATTCACTCAAGAATTAAGTACTCATAGATATCCAGGATATTATGAAAAACAAGTTCCTATTGAAGACACTTTAGAAGATAGCTATACTATTTACACTACAAGAGGTATTGTTAAGAAATCTCCTTCTACTGATATTTATGATATGAATATTGAGATAGAAGAAACCGAAAAATAGTTATATACTATATTTGTGATAGCATTATAAACTAGTGTTTCTTCCACTCCACCACGGAAGTAAAATGTGGTTACTATAGGACGTTGTTTCGCATATCAATCCTAGCAGTGTAAAAACGGTATGTAAAAAGGATATACTCAAAAGGTATATTCTTTTTTTGTTTAAATCAATAATTTTAGACAAAGAATGGGAGTAGAGCATTACGCTCTACTCCTTATTTTTTTTATTATAGATCAGCTAATATTTCATTCAGCATTCTTGGTTTTATACCTAGTTCTTCTTGGCATTGACGAGAAGTTTCCAAAACAAGTTTATTTAATAAACCTTGTAACAATGCAGATGGAACCATACGGCCCATTACACCAGATATAGTAAGGAATGCATTTACATATTCATCTTTACGATAATCAGTGAATGCTTCTTCACCTTTTGGAACGATGTAAGAGTTTACACCCTTAAGAGCTTGGGAGAATACTAGTTTATCACCAATACCAAACTTATCGTTTACTTCAATATAAAATTCAATACGAACACCATCAAGATGTTTTAATTTACCTTCTGCAGGAAGTTTGCTTGTTGCTTCTAGAGTATATTCTTTATCTACTCCATTCTTTCTCATAATCTTTTTAAGTTTATTGATTCTAGCATCATATTCTTTTACTATCTTCAATAATGTAGGAGAAAGTTCTTCATCATCACAAGTTCTATAAATTCTAATATCAGTAATTTGACCAGTCATCTTAGCTCTTACTGGTTTACGTCCTAGATCTGATAAACCATCAGCATTATCATCTGTAATATTCTTCAATAACTCATTTGCTTCTTTTTCATCAAATGCATCTTGGAAGATAAGCAAAGGATCACCTTCTTGAACATGATCGCCAACTGATACCATATTATATACGTTAGAGTTCTTATCAAGAGATACGTCTTTTTGTACGTCTACTTTAGATTCTAGTGCTTCAGAGATAGAGTTATCAACTACACAAGAGTCTTCATAACCTAAGTCAGTATTCATAATAGCAACTTTAGCTAAAGTACCCATGTTATAAGAGATATTGAATGGACTAGCACCTTTACCTCTATTACCAATTGCATTTGAATAAGATTGCTTATCATATGCTATTATATCATTAGCTTCAATCTTTTGACCAACTTTTACTGTCGGATCAAGTTTAATAGTAATATAGAAACCACCGTCAGAGTTCTTTTGAATATTGGTTCTAAGATCAATGAAGTCTCTTTCTTTTGTCTTAGAATCTTCAATAATCATATAATCCTTAGTAATTTCTTTTACCACTGCTTTTTCAAATGGGCATTTATATGCAAACTTATTAGAAGTAAGATATGGCAATGCTTCATCAGCACCAGTAGTAATAAGGGCAGGCATAGATTTCTTAACCAACATTTGATGTTGTGCTGTTTGAGTGAATGCCATTGCTGTACGGAATGGGTCATCATGATTAATAGCTAATGGAGATAATGCTTCCATAACAGAGAATGTATTTAAGTTATTTAATTCTTCTGGTTTCTTAGGAGTAATGAATCCACGTTTGTTTCTAACACCAGCATCAATTACAGTTTGTCTATTAATACCTACTGTAGAAGCAAAACCTGTAGACATACCAAGAACACCAAGCATTGTTTTATCATAACCACGTTTATCAAGACCAAAAGATCTTTCAGAGTTCATACCTGATAAACCTTTGAATGTAACTTTAGAAGAAGTTTCTGCTTCTAATAGAGGATTCAAAGTAGATAAGTCAGAAGAAGTTTGGTCATGTGTTAAGATAGAATCAATTACTGCAGATCTCTTAGCAGAGAAAGTAGCTTGACCTTTGCTTCTCTTGATCATAGTTCTATAAGCACCATATGCTTTAGCAAGAACTTGATACAAGTGACCAACAATAACTTCATTGGTTCTTAGACGGTTACCAGTGATATCAGTATGACGATTGAACTTATTGTCTACTAATAAATCATTACCATAAATCATAAGATCAATATAATTATCTGGTACATTTAAAGTCTTGCAGATTTCTTTAGTAATAGGATCTATCATCAAATCATAGAAGTTATCAAAACCATCTGCTTTGATTCTACCACCAAAGTCATCTAAGATATCTAACCACATATCTTTACCATTGATTTCTTTAATTGAATAATCATTGAAATCACATTGCATCAATCCATTCATAAGCATATTATGACCAGGATCATCAGAGTAGTATGCTAGATAACCATCTTTGAATTTGATATAAGTAGTATCTCTAGATGGACGAGTTTCTTGGAATTCATATTTAATTCCAACCCTATTCAATAATCTTTGCAGACCAATATTATATGATAAGAGAATAACTACAGGGATCTTGGTATTCATGATAGAAGCTTCTGAATACATTAATCTCTTAGCTACAGAAACTGTTCTATAGATTTTATCGAATTCACCAGACGTATCGTGATTTCTTAAGATATTCAAAATACCCATATCAACACTAGTATCAATAAATGGAACTCTTTTACCATTAACTACATAACAAGCAATATATTTATTAGCAAGCATTTCATCAGTGGCTTTAGATTCTGGAGAACCAGCTGGGAAATAGGATTTATCAAATGGGATTTTAGATAATTCATCCATATTGAAAGAGATATAAGAACCATCTTTGAATTTGATCTTAGAATACATCGATGCTAAGTCAATAAATTCCATAGGTAATTCATATTTTAAACAAATCTTTCTATTATCACCATCAGTGACTTTAATATCGTTACCTTCATACTTAGTTAAAGTCTTTACGATTTTATTAATAATAGGAGAAGATTTAGATAAACCACTTGGAGATTTTCTATAGATAAATACCTTAGAATAGTTAGATACTAATTGAACAGCATCACCATCTGTTTTTACAATTGGTAAAAGCATCAATTGGCCAATAAGTGTTTTTTCATTACCTCTTAATTTCATAAATCGATTATTAATCAATCTAGGAATATCTAGAGTCATTGTAAAACGCTTACCAGTTTCAGCATCTTCATAATGGCAAGTCCAATTATCGATATAATCTTCAGATGTAGAAGTATTTTCTGATTTGATATCTACGATATTCATAGGATGGCTCACATTAATAAAGTGACTAAACATCGCCACGATATCTGGATCCATCTTATACTCTTTATTGAAATTAGCAAACTTTACTTTTTTCCAAGATTCATCCATAGAGTCTATTTTGATTTCAGCAGGTTTGATATCATCATTTTTTTGGAACTCTTCCATAAGTTTAGCAACAGATTTACCATTAACTTCTTTTGTGAGAAGTTTCTTTTGGGTTTCTTCCATTCTAGACTTACGAGCTTTATTCATCTTAATCCCATCTTCTGATTGAAGATCAAGAAGTACATCTTTTAGCCATTCATTATCTTTATCATCTGGATCATTCTTTTCAAGAGTTTCCATAGCATCTTTAGTAGTGGTGGACTTAGAGGCTATTTTATCAAGCTTATTTACTAGAGCAGCTTTCTTAATTTCAGGGTCTTTGGTTAAACTAGGATCATCTAGTACGCCCATTTTCTCTAAATCATCTTTTGATAACTCTTTTGTACCACCAGTTAAGTTAGTTAAAGTGATGCCACCCTTTTCTAATTTATCTGTAAGCTGAGCAACGATTGCTTGTCTAGAGTCATGATTGATTTCTTCAATACCAGTATATTCACCACTAAGAATATTATTTGTAAGAGATACAAATTTATTCAAATGATTCATATCCATCATATTGAAATCTACAGTGAAGTACCCATTATCACCAGTGAATAAGATAGTATAATCTTTCCATGCTTGTAATTTAGACGGATTGATTTTTACTGTTCTATAAATGAATGAGAATGGATTAGAAGAATTCTTATAATCAAAGATACTTGTATCTGGTACAGCCTTCTTCCAATCTGTTACTGGAATAACAATTGTCTTCTTATCATAATTAGAGAATCTTGAATCCATAAGGAATCTATTTAAGAATGTGAAGAATACATCCAATCCTCTATCTCCAGTAAACTTAGTATTGTTCTTATAGAAGATATCTGTATAGAATGACCAATCATAGAATAGGTTTCTATTTTTATAAAGTCTAAGATCAGCAAATGTATATTTAAGATATCTTACTTCATTTCTAATCTTTTCATAGAACTTCAAACATTCTGCTTGAGATCTCATTCTATTATTATATAAAATCTGTCTAAAGATATTTGTATAGTTATAAGAACCAAATTTAGTAGTTTCTGTTTCTTCGTTGATAATAGAATCTACAAATTCTGGATAAAGAATCTTATGATATTCTTCTCCTAGTTTATATTCCATACCAGTTTCATTTAGAATAATATCATTATTAGATACAGATTCATTTAAATATAAATCTCTTAATAAAGCAGAATCGTATGCTTCATTATTAATAGAAATATCTCCTTCTTGATTTAAGTTATGATTAATAATAAGATTTACATTCTTTTCAATGAAGTAAGAATTAAAAATAATATTATTCAACTTAGCAAGTCTATTATTTAGAATATTAATACTGGATTCAGTATTTGGTGTCATTAGATATACAATAGAATTATGAGTTCTATCTTTAAGATCTATTGGGTAGTAATATTGGCCTCTGTATAATCTAAATGGATTTAATTCATTTAAAAATATTGCCACGTTGGTATCCTCCTTATCTATTGTAAAACATTACCTTGATGTAATCCCACTAATAAATATTATGGGTATATACTATAATTATGATAAGAGGTTATATATCTCAGAGTCACAATTGAGTGACAGGCTACATTTAATCATATGGGTCTCATTCAAACTCAACCCATATGTTTAAAATTAATATTAATATACTGGGGGTACATTAATATTTGTGATAAACCAGCCAAAAGTAATAAGGATTAACTACACACTTTATCCTCTTATCAAATAAAGGCGATCGGTTCTTGTCTCGATCATTCCGATCGCCTTTTATTTTTTCTTTAAAATATAAAATTATTGCCATGACAACAATATCGTAATTCAACGATGTATGCTTGAATAAAGTAACTAGAAAAGGTATTAAGATATGGAAAGAACAAAATTCCTTAAAGAGATATCTTCTATGAGTAGAGAAGATATAGATAAGTATCTTCTAAGAAACTGTAATAGAAGAAAGAAAATTTATCCTGTATTGGTATTAAAACCGTATTCTAAAAAGGAGAGTACAAGTGAAAGTAGCGGATCTAATAAAGGAGATTAATGAACAACGATCTCCTAATGATAAAAAAACATATGATACTAAATCACAAAAAGATGAATTGCTTATTATGAAAGCAATGCTTAATGATAAGGAATACAAAGTAGATGTGTATAAAGGAACTGGTATTGATCATAGTTTTTGCCCATCTGAAACTATGAGGAATACAATGAGTTCAGTTATTACAAATACTACAGGTATTTCCAATCAAGAAGCACATCGTCTTATGGATAACTATGAATTCAAAACTGGTGAAGCTAGAAATATGATTGAATTCTCTAAAGAATTCATCAATACATATTTACAAACAGGCCGTAAGCTCCCATTAGGTGGTAGAGAGACTTCTAATATTTCTTTATTAAAGAAATCTATAGCTCCAGGATATGTAAAGTATCCAGTTAAGATTGGCGTAGATAAAGATGGCAATGCTATCTGTAAATCTAAAGATATCTTTGTAAATGGATACGATTCGGTAAAAGTCTCTGCTCCTTGTCCTGTTTGGGTTAAAGATAAAAAATAAAAGAACTGTAAGTAATAGTAAATAAGTATTGATAAGACACTCTATAGAAAAATATTTAGATATATCTTTCTCAAAAGGAGGAGCTAGATCATGGCAGACTAGCTAGCGAATCCTAAAAAACAAATTTTATGATTAAATATAATATCAAACCTGAACCGATTTGAACTATCATATCTAATAAATATTTATTCATTAGAATTCTCCTTTCCGAGTATCTTATCATATTTATAGTATATAATTATTTTATAAAAAGATAAGAAGCTCTTTATAAGAAAAATGGTAAATTAGATCTTCCTTACAACAAGGAGGAAATAGGCACATGGCAGTACCATTAACAATCCTTATTAATTAATCTAATAATGAAGTATAATATTACACCAGATATGACCTGTGCAATTATACTGATTAAAAAATCAATCATAAAGATTCTCCTTTCCGAGCTTCTTATCATATTTATAGTATATAATTATAGCTTATTTACTAATGATCAAATATGTCATTGAGGAGGTATATTTGATTTTTTTTGTGCTATTGACTTTTAACACAAAAAAAGAGTAAGGGATTAACTCCCTTACTCCTCTTATTTTTTTATTAATGATGGTGATCATGTCCACAATGTCCGCAATTGCATTCGTGAGAATGTTTTTCACAAGCAGTTACTGTAGGATTTCCTAGATTAGGATAATTGGAATAATCAAAGACGATTAAATCATCATTGATCATATCATATGTGAGTTTATGTAATTGATCCACATAATATTGCGAGCAAGTTTTAAGATAATCTTCTGTATCTTTAAATAGATTAGAATCTTTACCAATTACCATCTCACCTAGAGTATCTTTAATAAGTTCTAATTCTTTTTCATTTCCTTCAAAGATAAGTTTAATAGAACTAGCAGTTTCCATCATCTTTAAAGAATCTAGATTACTATAAGCCATATCTATAATTAGATCAAACACAAAGTTCTTATTGAATGGATCTACTTCATTAGGATCTTGGTCTTTTAAAACTTCTTCAGAGAAGTCACTAAACCCATGACGATTATATACAGAGATAGCTGTTAGTTTCTTACAGATAAGCTCATATCTTCTAGTAAGCATACCAAGTCTGATCAATCTTTCTGCAGCTACTCCTTGGAAGTTGAAAAGATCACTAGTCTTTTTCATTCTATCTTTGTAATAATCATAAGTTTCTAAAGTACTGATACCATTACCAATAGCTTTTACTAAAGTATTAATAGCATTAGGTTGTTTTAGATCATCTTTAAATTTAATATCTTTTGTTTCATGATCTACTTCAGTAACTAAATTAGTTTCTTGATCATTTCTAACTAGCTCATCTTTAAAGTCTTTTCTTCTATTTTCGATATCAGACTTAGCAGCATATGTTCTAAACACAATAGTTTTATCTAATTTATTTAGATCGCCAAATCTGTTTACATTTTCTTCTATAAAATCATGACTGTATGCTAGAGCATCTTCAATCATTTTTAATTTAGTTTCAGTAGTTTTAGATTCTGATATTGTGTATTTTTCTAAATGATTAGAAACAGTATCCACGATTTCTTTAATATCAAAAATTTGTTTTTCCATAATCTTGATCTCCTTTTAGTTTAGATATCATTAAATTTAGCAGTGTTTAAATCTAATAGATTTAATTTATTAGCACAATATAAAGCAGCTTTTATTAATGGTTTACTACCATCAGCTCCATCAGATGCTCTCAAGATAGTTTTATAGTCGTATTGACTTATACTTATAGATTGTTGTTTATAATTGAATAATACTGGAAGAGATGGTTTAGTTTCAGTCATCTTGAAAGTAATATTGCCATCTTTATTCTTATTCATCAATATACCAACTTTTCTTTGTTCTATATCTTTTGATTCAGCATAATTAGGATTGTCACTTACTTTATTAATTGTGATTAGTAGAATAGTATTTTCATCATCACCATCTTTAAAGGTACTAGTAGCCTTTATAGCATTTTCTTCTGCACTTACAGAATATACATTTCCATCACTATTTAGAAGAATATCTAATTTAGAATCTTTATCTTCATCATTAGGATTAATATCTTCATAGGACTGTAGATATTTTTGCACTGAATAAGTTCCTAATAATGGAAAAGAGTGATTATAAAATCCATATCCTATAGAGCCTATGATAACAATAGCTAATCCATATATGATCTTCTTCATATTACTCTTTAGATATCTATTATTATCAAAAAATTCTAATAGAGAATTATAAATAACTTTATTAGAATTACTACCTATAGAACTCTCTTCGTGACGGCCTATGTGTTTGAATATTTCATTATTCGACTTATTTGCTTTATAAAGGAATTGATCTGGATTGTATGATTTATTTACTTTGGTTTTATAATCATGAACCATCTTCACTATACTAGATAAATCCTTGTTTCCTCTCATTTAAGCATTACCCCTTCAATTAGAACTAACAATAAGATAAAGGATTATTAATCTTAAAATGTGTACTGTATATATAAAATAGACCGTATTGTTTTGATATAGATCTCTCTCATGGTGCACAAAAACGTCCTCTCAAATATATACCTATTAAAAATAAAATAAACTCAGAATCATTGTAAATCTCTTTCTCTTTTCATCTCTTACAATAATACGCCGTTTATTTTATTTTCTTTCTGAGTGTTAGTATTACATTTTACGATTATCCTTTAAAATATATCTCAAGAAGAGGTTATTCCTCTTCTTGTTTATTTCTGTGTTTTGGGGAGTATTCGAAATTATATTCAACCTTTCCACTTGGTTTTATTGTAATTGGACTTACAATAATATTTACAACACCATTTTCTATCTTAGGTTCTATTATACCTTTAGAATGAAGATCGCTAAGATATTCAGTGTTGTTATTATTGAAAGTAAATTCATTAAATTCTTTCATAATTTTCCTCCTTTTACGCAAAAAATAAAACATGGTTTGAAAATACTATTCATAGATATAGTATATAACCATTCAACACATTAAAGTAAATTTAATGGAGGTGTTATATTATGGCTTCTTTCAGAGATCTATTTGATCTAGGTTTACCAGATATAGTAGAAAACGATACAAATAAAACTGGTAATAATTATTGTATTGGATATCAGGAAATGAATGAACTTGCTGTAAATAAAGGTACTAATAAAACCACTGCTCATCTTATTATTGGAGTAAAAGATCCATTTAATAATTATAAATCAGCATATGATCCAGCTACAGTTACATTCAATAAAAGATATTCTCATGATAAATTAAAAGAGATTGATACCCTACCAGTAGGAACTAATTATTCTCCAGAGTATGATCTTATTGATTTAGAGGTATTTAAGTTTAGAAGTAATACAACTTATTTATTATTACAAAAAGATACAGATGAACAGAAAGGTATCTATATTACAGATCCTATTATGATTACATATCCATATAATGAATAAGAATAGAGTAAGGGATTAACTCCCTTACTCTTATAATTTTATTGAATTTGAATTGTAGCAGAAATTTCTTTTCCAGTAATAGGAACTACTTTAACTGAAGAGGTTAATTCTTGGGAATAGTATTCTACTACTTCAATGGTAGAGTTAATTACACCTTCATTATCAGGAATAATTTGAGGAGTTATTGAAGGTCTAGAACTTAATTGGAAATAATCAGTAGTAGTTTTATCTTCTACTTCATTATTGTACCAGAATAATTTCTTAAGAGACTTATTATACATAAGAACTTTAGACATCATATATTCTGGAACCGTTCCTATTTCTTCCCAATCATTTCCATTTACTCTTCGATATACTCTATCTTTTTTAAGATGATAGATTAAATCATCTTGTAAGAATCCAGTTTGTGACAAAATACTTATTTTACATGGATTAGATTGAGTACCAAACCCTATTCTAGATTCATTAGTAAGCATATTTCTTACATTGAGATATTGTTCAGCTGTCCAATATTCTGGAATGGTTGTTGGTAATTCATAATATAATCTAAAGTCTGGATTATTATAATCGATGTGTTCATTAGGGTTGCAAGTTCTTATTTCTAAGAATGGAGTACCATCACGTTTTTTACCACGTTCTATTTCTATTTCTACAGGACCATAGTTCCATCTAACTGGTTTGATTACTCCATACTCTAATCCTTTAAGAACTAGCATTTTATATTCTTTTGAATTATGATCTCTAATATTATTAGGAGTAAGATCTCCACTATCTCCAGTATATAAATAAGACATAGCATCATACATAATGAACAATGGACCAGTCTTATGTTGCCCGCTATCATTATTACCACATCTTACAACAGATATATCATGTTGTATACCCTTATCATCTGTCATGAATCCGACAATCATAAATATAGGATCATCGTCATCATTATATGGATCTAGTCTAATTTTTACTTTAAAAGATTTATAATAATCTTTTGATAAGAAAGCTGATGTTTCATCACTGTTACGAGGATTTATTATTTGTTGAGTTGTATCATCAAAGTAGTATGCGTTTCTAGCAGCTATCTGACCTTCTGTATTAAGGTTTTGGTTTTTATATTCTGTTGGAAATTTCCAATCCCATATACCACTTATTCTATCCCAGTTATCAAATATATCCTTCATAGAGAATTTGGAATTCTGTAATAGATTGAAATCATTATCATCGTCTACTACATTGCATATATGGAATTCATCATCATATTGTAAGAAATCAGTTCTTTCATTATATTTTAATATTTGACCATCTTTGCCAGGACGTGTAAGTTCTTTAAGATCTGGAGGCATTGTAATTCTAGTATAATCAAACACATCATTGTACCAATACAGGGTCTTTAATTTTGGATTATATAAGAATATCTTTTGAGTAAAGTTCTTATTATCAGATATTTTTTCTTTAAATTCCCATGAGAATTTTTGAGAATTGAAAGAGAAGATCTTATCTTCATATAATGAATATATATCCTCATCATCAAAGATACCACGTTGATCCATGATGGTAAAACGAGGCTGACCAGAACGACAACCAAATCCAACATGAGAAGGTTCTAAACACATCTTCTTCATATTCTCAAACATTTCATCAGACCAATATTCTGGTTTTTCATCTGGTAAAGTATATTCAAATGTACAATCAGGCATCGGCTTATCATCACTACCATCTTTTGACCATTGAGAAGTAGTGAATTTAAAATAATTACCTTCTCTCAATGCTGATATATACGATATAGCAGTTCTAACAATAGTTGTAGCAAATGGGCAAGGACCAGATGTATCAGATAAATCATTTATTATAAATTGGGTGTCATTTCCCATATCATATATTAGACCCCACCAGAAAGTAGTATCTACATATTCAAATCCAGAATAATTTTTATTTATTCTATTAAGCCATTTTTCTCTTGGATAATTTATAGATGGGTTTCCAGGTTTAAAACCTTCTGGACCATAATCTGATCCTGGAATTGGCTGATTATATCCTGCTCTGCCAGCATATATCTTTTTACCATCGACTATTCTATATTGAACCTCTCCTGCACTAATATTACCAGCTCCTCTAACCAAAGAAAGAGTATGTTCTTTACCATTATCATCCACAGTAAATCCGACAATGATCATTAAATTATCATCATCCCAACCAGTATCTACCATCGTTTTTAGATAATAAGAATAATAATCAGATGTTGGAGAGATGAATCCAGCTGTTGCTACACCATCATAGGTCCCAGAAATGCAATTAGTTTTTTTATCAAATTTCCAACCAGATTGATTTGGATCTGTATATAAAGTATATTCTGGATAATTAAGATTTTGACCTTCAGGATATGGTTCGTGATTAGTCCTATCTAGGTATGTAGTAGCATATTGGTCATAATGTGCATATCTTCTCCATGTTTTAAATATGGTTTCCATAGAAGTAGGAATTCTTAGCATTTCCTCTTCTTTTTCATATTGGTTGGATACTATACGTCTATTAAGAAATTCATCATGTTTATATAGTGACTTCTTTGATGGATTTATCTTTAATACTTGACCAGATGCAGATTCTTCATCATCTGTTTTAGCCATCTTATATAGCTCTTTTAAATCATCTCTATTTTCTAGAGCAGTTAATTTATCTTTTAATCTATCTATGTATTTAGCATTGTCATCTATATAACCAATTTGTCTTTCTCTTATTTCTTTTTCAAGATTTTTAAATAACCTTTTTAAGCTAGGGGCTAATTCCTTATAGCTTACTTTGTCTTCATTATTGAAGGCCATATCTTTATTTCCCCCTTATTTAGTACTGTTTGACATATTAAGTAATCGATTACTAAGTTGTCAACTGGAGGTAATTATCCGTGTTTAACTCAGAATATACTATTACCTGGGATGAGATAGCTCCGTCTTTGCAACTCTTATTTAAAACTCTACAGTCTGAGATTGTAGATAATCATAATAAGATTATGAAGAATAGAGCAGATATTGATGCATTAGATAAACGTATCATAGTCCTAGAAAACAGCGATCCCTTTGCTAACCTTTGGTTAACTGGTCAGCAAGGTCAAGTTGTTAAAATTGATAAAAAAGAAAAGAGATTATACCCTCATGATGAGTGGTTATCTCTTAGAGTAGTAGATACTCCTCAAGATTTAGAAAAGATGAAGAAAACCAAACCAGATCTAATTAAAACTATTAGAGATACTTGGGTTGGTTATGCTCATTATAATACTAAAGCAGTAGAAGTTCTAGATAATGCTCATTTTGACCCTAGCTTGCAAGAGGGTCAAAATCTAGGTGGTATTCCTTATACAGACTATACTACAAGAAACGTAGGCTGGACTGTTAATAATAAAGGCGAAATCTCTTGTAATTCTAAATCTGTTGTAATAAGTGGCTTTATGGATCCTAAGCTAATTTATTATAACTATGCATTAGAGCATGCTGTTACTATAGATAACAACTCTGGTATGGTTGGTATCTTATTAGGATATAATGTGGATGATAATGGTGTTCAACACACCTTATCGTTTGTAAGAGGACCTAGAAATAATACTACTAATAATGAAATATCTTTTGCTGTAGTATATGATCTAGGTAATCCTACTCAAGAAATTCTATCAGATCATACTTTGGAACTTATAGATCCAGATGTAACTAATCCAGATACTAAATTATATGCTAATATCAGAATTGAGAAGAATAATACTCTATTCAAACTTCAATCTACTTTATTTGATCCCAAGAAAGATAACTTAGGGGCTTATAATACTTTTGAATATGAATTTAATCCTTTCCAAGGAGATTATAAGAAAGAGACTTTTAATAATCTAACTAAAATGATCAATAACCCAGCTCCTGTTGGGGTCATTACTAGAAATACAAGAGCTACTTTTAATTTATTATCTCAAAAAGGTATTCTAGATAGTGATGATATTTATGATTTAAATACAAGAAAGCACTATACTTACGATTATAATACTTCTCAATGGAAAGAAGAGGGAACAATCTCTCAATATTTATCTAACCGTATCTTTGTTTATAATAAAGCTACTAGAAAATTCTTCTTCCACAATTATCCAGGGAAATATACTGAGATGGATCTATTCCAATCTAGTATTTATGAAACTGCTGAAGATGGTCAAGTTATTAAATTAAACAAGACTACTGGTAAAGCATATCCTGATAATGAGTTCCATGTTTTATGTGGATACTTATCAGATGCTGATAAGAGATATATTCAAGATAATATGGCTAATGGCAAGATTCCTAAAGAGCCATTATATGATTTCCCAACTGGTAAGATTTTAGAATATATTAGTGGGAATTGGCAAGCTACTGGCAATATTAAAGATAAGCTTGCTCCTAGAACATTGGTATATAATAAGATCCTTAAAAAACTATTCTTCTATAAAGAAGATGGTACTAATGGGAATAATGTTACTTATATAGAATATTAATGGAGGTTAAACCATTGGCAGGTATAACAACATATAAAGAAATTTATGATGCGGCTAAAAGAGCCAAAGCTGATTTATGGGATCTAGCAGAAAGTAGAGGTAGAGATGTAAAACTTTACTTACACTGGACTGCTGGTGATTATTATACAAACTATAGAGACTACAATATCTCTATTAATGCAGAAGGTGGATTATATTTATCTGATGATGATCTATCCGATGTATTAGATCATACATATTATAGAAACTCTGGTGCTATTGGTATTACTATGAACTGTGCTGCTCATGCAACACCAGAAGATCTTGGTCCTTATCCACCTACTAAGAAACAAATTGATGGTATGGCTAAAGTAGTATGTGTATTAGCAGATGCTTTGGATCTTACTATTGATAAACAACATGTTCTTACTCATGGTGAAGCAGCAGATAATGAAGATGGTTTAGATCTTTATTATGGAGACTATACTGGTTATGAAAATAACACATATGGTCCAAAATCTAATGTAGATAGATGGGATTTAGAATTCTTAGGAACTGCAGAATCTCCTATTTATAATCCATATGATGAAACTGGTCATCGTGGTGGTGATATTATCCGTGGCAAAGCAAACTACTTTAGAGCCCATAACTTTACTCAATCTGTAATTGATGGTAAAGAAATGGCATCTGATGAAGTAGGTCCTAATGGCAGACCTTATGCTAAGAACGATATCAATTACTTAGTAAAGGTAGGTTATACTAAAGAAGCTGCTATTAATTTATTAAGCACAGTTGATAAATATACTAAACCATATGATGAATCCATGGTAGCTCCTAATGGTATGGATTATGAAAAGAATGATATCGATTATCTAATGAATAATGGATATACTAAAGAAGCTGCTATAAACTTATTGAAAACTACTGAAAAGTATAAAGGTTAATATATAAGGAGCTATTACATGAAATCTATTAATCCTAGATATATTACTAATCTTACTAAGAATATCACCCTATCATATATCGATGATACAAACAAGACTCCTACTTTAGTAGATATGGGTTCTTGGTTTAGTAAGAATATTAAAGATATCAAAAATATCTCTACTCTAGATAAACTTCCTGAAGATAAAAGAAAGATCTTTGATAATGTTATTTATGCATCTAGTGTAAGTTCTTTATTCAGTGATTGTAAGTTATTTACTAATCAAACAGTGAATGATGTAATTTCTAAGATCAATATAGATTATATCAATCCTAATGGTTTGGTATGGTTATTCTCTGGATTAGAAGTTATTAGTAAATTGAACTTAGGTATTTGGGACTTTAGTAAATTAGAAGTTTCTAATATGAAAAATATGTTCCAAGGTTGTAAAGGTCTTAAAGAACTTAAAGGTATTAAAAACTTAGTAAATACTAAAGTAACCAATACAAGCTCTATGTTTGAAGACTGTGCTTCTTTAGAAGAAATTGATATCTCCGATTGGGATACTAGTAATGTGGAAGATTTTTCAAGAATGTTCTTAGGGTGCTATAATCTTAAAAAGATTACTGGTGTTATCGATATGAAATCTTGTAAACAATATGCTGGTATGTTTGGTATTAACCAAGGAACTGGATGTAAGAATCTTAGTGGGTTAAAAATTAAAAACCCTCCTAATGGATTCTTCTTATCTGGTTTGGATAAAACTCAATACGAAGTTATCTAAAAATAAAATAGAACAAGCACTTTTATAGTGCTTGTTTCTTTTTATAGAAAGGAATAAATAATGAGTTTTAAATTTGACTTACAAACATTTGCTTATACAAATGATGGTGACAAATATAATTTCATAGATGATGAATCTATGGTTATTAGTGCAGATATTAATATGAGACCGTATTTCTATATGGCATGGATGTTAGAAAACATTGAAGATCTTGGTACTATCAATAGTATGAGTGAATCCACTTCTGCTAAAAAAGATTTCTGGAATAAGGATAGAAAAGTATCCCAACTAACTTCTGTATTTAGTACCTTCATAGATTATTATGTATCAAATACATATAAACACGGTTTACCAAAAAAATATGAAGATTTAAATAAAAAGTGTCCTGATAAGAAGTTTGTTGATATAGCTTATATGAATAATGCTATATCTCATATGAAAATTCAAGAAGGCGCTGATTTGCTAGGAGCTTTTTGTGCATTGGGACTTACTAAAAATAATAGCTACGATAGCGAATTAGCTACTGTTGATGAATTAGATATAACCACTTTAGAATTAGAAAAAGCTGATAATATAACTTGTTTATTAGCCGATGCTCTTGTAAATGTAAATGCTACTGGTATAAAATTAAATCCTAAGCTTAAAACCTTGGACGGTGTCTTTTCTACAAAAAATGGATATGTTAAAGGTATATTGGATATAGACTATTCTAATATAGAAGAAGCAAATACATTCTTACCTGGTTTTTTTTATAAAAATGAAAGTTTAAAAGCAATATTAGGAGATACTAATAAAGTTATTAAGTTTTCTAAACCTCCAAAGAAAATAAAAGATTTGGGAACCTTTATATCTGCAAATCCTGCCAATACTGATTATCTTAATGAGGATCCTGAATATGTACTAGATTTGTCTAATTGGGATCTCAGTCATCTAAACAATCCAAAGGATTCATCAGTTACATTATTTAGCAATATTTATTGTAAAGAAGTTATATTCCCAGAAGGATTTGTTCTTACTCCAGAATATTCTGTATCTGGTTTGATTAGTAGTGTTATGTGTGTAAAGAAGATAAGAAATTTATCAATTGATTTTTCTAAGATTAATGAGAAATTAAATACTGATGAGGCTTCTAATGTGTTTTACAATATCAATAGCATGCTTACTATATATGATAAAGAATGGCAAACTGCACATTTAGATCCAGATTGTAAAATCAAATTTATTAATTTTAATGAAACCAAATTTTATCAAATGTATAAAGCTCCAAATAACGGTTATGATGGAGAGGAGTATACACTAGATACTTTTTATACAGATTTTATCGGTATTCCTAAAGAGAATATTGAGTTTATTAATAAAATATAAGAAAGGAGGATAATATGTTTAATTTTGATCTACAGCTATTCGCTAAAGTTGATAATCCATATATATTAAAAGGTAGTGAATTAGATTATAAAAATGCTCCAAAATATACAGCATTTGCTAAACTACCACTATTACCAGAAAGTGCTAGTAAATTTGATCCAGATCGCAATAAAATGGTAATAGATTATACTAAATATGAAGACCTATCATACTGGTTCAAAAACAATATCCCAGATATAAATAGTATAGATTCATTGTATGACTCTGTTTCTGAAAAAAAGAGTCATTTCGATTCTAAAACAGTAATCTCTTATATAGTAAATAATTTATTTTCTGGTATTGATTTTACTAATATGGATGAAATAAATAAAATATTTTCAAAAATATTTTTAATAGATACATCAACATATTCCCCAATAAGAATGGATTATATTTATAGCGGAATAAATTTATTTAAAACATCAAATGATAAATACAAAGTATCATATCCAAATGAATTTACTTTAAAACCTAAATTATTAAATGGGTATATTATCAACAACTTTCAATATAGGTTTAATTATAATATTTATGACAATAATGGTTGGAAGGCTCAATCATTATTCGGAGAAGCATTCGTTAAAACATTAGATATTAGTGAATTTAATCTTTCACCAAAATCAGATGGTCCAAATCAATACAATAACAGTACCCCAAGCAATTGGATAGTAGGAATGTTTAAAGACTGTATTGCCCAAAAAATTGTAGGTCTTGATAAATTCCCATTTGAGAAATTTAGAAATTGCGCACATTATATGTTTGCAGGAGCTTTCAATCTAGATAAATATATAGATAAAATAGAAGATGAAGATACTAAAAAGAAATTAAAAAGAGCATATTATAATAATATTGGAGCAATTAGGAATTTTGGATCATATATTAATTCATCAGACTCAGATACCGAACCAGATCTTGATAATGTCATATTTGAATATTGGGTAAAACCTCTTAAACTTAAAAGCATAGGTATTTCAGATCCTAAGAAAATACAATTTAATTCTAATTTTAATAATAGAATCATAGGAACTTTTGAAGATGCTTATATCTGCTCTATAGATTTAACTGAAATTGATTTACAAAATTTTGAATATTTGGTAGATATATTCAAAGGGACTTCAACAGATTCTATTAGATTTAAAACTATTGGATCTAGAAAACCTAACAGTGAACATATGCCAAATTTCTCTAATCTATTCAATGTTTCTAAATCTGGTCCTTTTAAATTAAGATATATTGATGGAGAAATTGTTTTCCCAGATAAAGAATATATGATAGTTAATACAGATTATATTCGTGGAGAGTATGTAAATGGTGTATTAGTAACTCCTATAGGGGCTGATATGTTAAAGAATATGCTTCCTTCTAAAGAAGCTTTAGCTCCTGGTGTAACTAATATTAGATTGAAATTCAAGAACTATGATAAAGATGCTTTATTAAAATTTGTTCAAGATAATGGAAGACCAGAAATAACTACTGAAGAACAGTTGTTTGAATTCTTTGGCCTTCCTAAAGAATATATCGTTATTGATAATACAACTGATGAAGGTACTGTTATTGCTCATTCCAAACCAGCTGATTTTGATACAAATCCGTATAGTGATGAAGCTATAGGTTATATGAAATATAATGGTATCCATATGGAAGAGCCTGATGATTTAGAAACCAATGTCTATGGAGATGCATCTGTTGCTTTTAGAAAATTATATAATCTCCCTTTACCTAAACCTGCTGATTACGATACCAATCCTTATTCTAATGAAGCTAATATATGGGCCAAGTTCTATAATATTTCAAGGCCATCCCCCCCTTGATCCCAACTTAATTATAATATATTGGATAGAGGAGAAATCCTCTATCCATTCTTTTTGTGTTTCTTGACAATGAAGTAATGTTTCGATTATATAGAGATTTTCTCTTTTTTAATATATAGGAGGTATAGCATATATGGCTATAGCAAACAATCCTCATAATATTCAAGATATTGATAAACAATATAAAACGTGGGTAAAGCTTGGGAAACCTACTGGTATTCTTATAATGAATAATGGCAATTGGTTCCCATCTACAGAAACATACTTTGCTAGAGAATGGCTAGAAGATTTCATAGAGGCCGCTAATGGTCTTAGAAATAAATACAGAACAAAAATAGAAAGCATGCAGTATAGATTAAAAGAAGATTATCTTAGAAATGTAGACTTTACAAATACTAGCAGATTTAAAAAAGTCTTTTACACTTCTGAAGATGCAAATTATACATTTGAAATCCATGCATATTCTATTGAAGAACTAATGGGAAATAGTGATGATAATGGGGCTATTTTAAATAATAATGGTTTAGCTGAGTTAAGGATATATGTTAATGGCGAGACTAATCCATCTAATGTAATAAAGATAACTTCTAATGATAGAACTGATAATTTTAGATCAAATGATTATAGTAGAGAAGTATTACCTGGTAAGTTTACATTCTGTATGATAAACCCAAAAAATGAAATTACTGATATAGAATTTGATCATAAATACACATTAGATGGTTTAGTATTTATTGTAGGATATGGTTTAACTGGTAATTTTATTAATGTGACCCAAAAACTATCCAATCCAAGAATTCCTTCTTTAAATGGTGATTCCGAACCAACAGAAAATATTACTAGTACAGATCTATTAAAAGTTCCATCTGTGACAGATGCTTATTTCTTTACAGATAGATCAAAACAAAGAAATGCTATTTGTATAGATAATAAAAGTGCATCTTCTTCTATAGGTAATGCATGGTTATTTAATGCTAATGAATATAAGACTAGAAATGTTGTAGATTATACGTTATTTTCTAATTTTAAATTAAATACGGAATTTTTAACTAATATAATCGCACCATTTGCAGATTATGTATCATATACTAGAAATAGTGATAGACAGTCATTTAATTGGATGCTATTCAATAATTTATATTCAAATAATTATAGAGCTATTAAAAATATAACAATGGATACTATTAGATTTGATAATTGTAAAATAGTTTCTGGTCTATTCTATGGAATTCCGCTTCAAAATGATAAATTTCAGGAGCTGATAAATAAATTCGATTTCTTAGGTGGGGATAAAATAGAGAAAATTCTAGCACTATTTACAAGAATGAATAATATAACTACATTAGATCTTAGCCAAATATTCTTTCCTTTAAGTTGTAAAGAATATAGATATTTATTCAGTGATAATACTGGTATAACGTATATAAAATTTAATAGCCATTTTAAAGAAATGATGGTAAATGTAGAAAACTTTAGGGAAAATTTCTCTAATTGTTATAATTTGAAAAAAATAGAGAACTTATCTTTAAATATGCCAAAATGTAAGTCATTTAAAGATTTATTCAAAGACTGTAGATCATTAGAAAATAATGTAAGCCAACTTGATATACAATCAACAGATAAAGAATCTGTTGATTTGAGTAATATGTTTTATAACTGTTCAAAATTATCAGGGGCTATAGATTTATCAAAGGTAAGATATATAAAATCTATTAATTCGGCCTTCTTTTCTACAGGTACTAATGGATCAGTGTCATCTATAAAATTTAGTCCTGGGGCATTAAATACAGCTTCTAATACATCTGAAAAGAAAATGGATAAAGATGCATTAGTATGGGCATTTTTCCAAACAAAGGTTAATTCTATAGAACATTTAGAGGATCTAGATGCTCCTGAAATAGAAAGTATGGAAGGAACCTTTAAAGGGATAAATGGTATTAGAGATATAAACCTTCCAAATTTTAAAATGGAAGGTGTAAAATCTTTAGAAGGAACATTTGCATGGGGGCACAATGGTTTAAGAAGTATAAGAATTCCAAAGGTAGAAAAATTAAATCCTGATATTACCACTATGCAAGATTTATTTTCTGGAGGGAGATATATAGAAACAATAGATTTTCCTCCTCTAACTAGACAAAATAATCCACAAAATACTAAAAAATTAACAAATTTAAGCGGATTATTATCTGGTTGCCAGGTATTAAACATTCCTATTTATATAACAAATCTAGATACTTCTAATGTAACTACTTTACAAAATGCATTCCAAACTTATAATACACAAGGTACAGATATAATAGGGATTGAGGATTTAAATACAATTAATGTAAAAAATTTCTCTAATGTGTTTGGTTCAAATATCAAAAACAAATCTATATTAGATTTAAGAAAATGGAATGTTAATAAAGGTACTAATTTTTATGGCATTTTTAATAAAATAAGTACTGAAATAGATATAACTGGATGGGATGTATCTAAATTAGTATATGGGCGTGGATTCTTTTCTTATATGAAAATAAATAACTTAGAGAAAATAAAAGGTTTAGAAACATTAAATTTTTCAAGTTTAGAATCTGGTAATCCTTGTTATAATGAATCTTATAATAGAACATCTCCAGAATATATAATGAGTGAACTTGGTGGGATAGATTCCATGTTTTCAAATGCGACTGAGTTAATAACTTTTGCCATTCCAAATTGTTTAAAAAATTTACCAAATATAACAAGTTTATATGAGTTCTTTGACTCATGTAATAGACTACAAACTGCAGATCTTACTGGTTGTCATTATGGCACTATTAAAAATATTGGTAGATTATGTGAATACTGCTATGATTTAAGAACTATAGACTTGACTTCATTAGATTTTAATATAAGATGTGCTGCGTTTGCATTTAAAAGCTGTAGAAATCTTAGAGAAATAAAAGGAACTTTAGTATTTGATCCATCTATTACCGAAGAAGAGTCCAAATATTTACTAAAAGAAATGTTTTCTGAATGTAATCTTTTATCAAATCTAAAAGTAAAAAATATACCTGGAAATAATAAAGCACTATTTGAAAGTATAACTGGCATTAGAAGTAATCAATACACAGTTGTTTCTTAATTCTTAATATAGAAAGGATAATTATTAATGTATTTTGAAGAAATAAAACCATTGACTGAATCATCTTACTCTGTATTATCATTATTTGGTGGTAATGCTTGGTATCCGATGACAATGATTCAAAGTAATAAAGAAATTGCTAAAGCTAAAGAAGCCTTTGCTGCAAAGTTCAAAATCCCTAAACCAGCTGAAGTTAAATTAGAAAAAGTATTGGATAAGATTGCTAAAGGAGAAGTAAACAAACTCCCTCCAATCAATCTTATTGATATTGATGGTTATTTGAATGCTAGACGCCGTATGGATGTAGCTATTAAGGGTTATAATAAGGCTGTTAATAAATCCATTATGGAAACAGAACGGAAAGATTTCTATGGTACCATCACTTATCCATTGATGAAAGAAATCCTTAGAAGCTATACTTATGATAATGATCATGTATCAGATGCTCAATTCTTACCATATGTATTGAAAGATAAATACCTTATCTATTTCACATTTAACAAATCTGGTATTTTAAATCTATCTTATGTAGGATCTGAAAACTATAGAGATCCTATGTGTCCTATTAACCTAGCTCTTATTGTAGATGGAGAGCCAGTTAAGTTTGATACTTTTAAAAAGTAAAAATATATACTCCATACCTGTAATTGGGTATGGAGTAATTTTCTGTTTATTTATATACTATAATAGTGAAAATACATTTTTATATCTAATTAAATTATTAATCCATATAAGATATCATATTAACAGGTTAAATTATTTTTTAAGAGGTGATTTATTTATGATTATAGAAGAAAAATATTTAAAGATCTTTAAAGACAAAGCAAATAAAAAGCTAGGAGAATTGGCCGCATTCACATTCAATAATGTGCTTACTTATATAGAATATCAATTACTCCGAGATCCAGAGTATAAAGATCCTGAGTTAGAGAAGGCTCATAATATGGTGACACATATTAACGAAGAGAATCCAATAGATGCTACCAAGACTAAAGCTATGTATTTTATTTTAAATTATAGATTTGATATTTTAGAAGCTCTTATTGGTAAAGGAGTAGAAGAAGTTACTCCAGAACAAGAAAGAGAAATAAATTCCTTAATGGTCGATAAGGAAAAATTAAATAAGTTTTTAATTGATTTTAAAGAATCAAGGATTAAAGAAGGAAAGACCTTCGATAATTTTTAAAGAAAGTGAGGAATTATGTTCTTTTATAAGAATGCAGTAAATGTATTTTCAGATGCTTCTACTAAGATTATAAATCCTGGAACTAATAAGAATAAATTTCTTACTTGTCCTGGATTTGTAACTACTATTAATGGAAGTATCATAAATGAAGGATATGATATAGTTGAAGCCACTGTAAACTATGCAGAACTATATGCTATCCGTATGGGTATCGCTGATCTATTAAAATATAAGAATACTGATCTATTCTTAAATATCTTTTCAGATTCTAAGATATCTGTATTTGGTCTGAGGGAATGGTTCTTCAAATATTATAAGAATGGTAAAGATTTTACCTTGATGACTAGTGATAATAGACGTGGTAAAAAGCCAGTTGCTAATCAAGAATTGATTCTAGATATTGTAAGAATGATTCTTCAAGCAAACGTCCATGTATCTATTTATCATGTACCTGGTCATATTCAAGCTAATAATATTGATAGTATGAACAAATTTCATTATATGTTCCATAATAACAATTTCCCAGATAATCAACGAGTTACAGTTCCATTAGATACAGAGATGGAAATAGCTGGTTTTAACAACTACATCGATAATCTGACAAGAACCAAACTCAATAGGGCTATTAAAAGTGGATCTTTAGACAAATTTGATATCAAAAGAAAGCTATATCCAGCTATTTGGTACCCAAAACCTGAAGATGTAACAGACTATTTGCACTTGGTACACCAAGCAAAATAAGACTAAATTGTATACTATAATTATGAAGGAGGTTTATAGTATGGACTTTTTAAGTGGGTTAGCAGGAACTTGTTCCAATCCTGTAGAACCAGTAGAAGATTTATTCGGCTATACGAATATGGCTGGAGAAGATTTCATTGGAATCGCTCCAGATATAGCAATAGAAACATGGTTTAATGATTTAATAGCACAGTATGGATTAGAGCAGTTGGTTCAAATGTATCCTTATCAACCTATGAAGGTTAATAAAGCTACAGGTATCATAGAGCCAATTAATCAAGATTGTACTTACAATGCTAGATTGACAAACTGTTTCCATGTTTTATATCAACGTCGTAGGGATAAGATGATTCAACAAACCGTTCAACAGGCAAGTCCTGTTGAACAGGTTCCTTTTCAAAATGTTAATATGATGAATCCATCTTTTTTACCTCAAAATGTTATTACAACGAACGGAAGTGTTCAACAAGTGTCTAATAACACACAAGCAGCTTTAAGCGTTAATCCGCAACAAGTAATGCCTTCGAATCAAGCGTACTCGCTTAATTTAGGAGGTCTATTTGATAAAAGTGATAAGGTAGAAAGGTCTATTGAAGTTCTGCCTGAGAATATGATAAGGTCTGATGATGACCCAGAATTAATTAGGTTCAATCCTACTGAGGATATAATTGTAGAACCTGTTGAGGCTGGGTCGTTTCACCCTAATAAGAAGGAAGGATATTATGTAGATGATGACGGATCTCTTATAGGGAAACCTTTGGAGTATATAAATCCATTATTCAATAATCCGAATTATGGATCCTATTATAGCCAAACACCTTATCCTACATACCAACAATCCTTCCCTACATCTTCTGTGTTCCAAAGCAGGAACTCGTATATTCCAACTTATAGGTCGGTGGTGAAGTAATGTTTGATATGTTTGGAAACAAGCTTAAAGTAAAAACAGTACAAGATAGCATAGATCAAGTACTGGCAAAAATGGAAAAAGAAGAAGCAATGCAACAAAACCCATCTATGTATGAACCACAACCTCCTCCAATATCTATGCAACAAGAGGTTATGATGTCTATGATGGGTGGAGGCAATCCAGCATTGGCTTTATTAGGACAGCAGCAGGCAGGGCCTGGAGGAATGGGTGGCGCACCACAAATGAATCCAGCTCTAGGTTTTAATGGTATGGTAGACTTTAGCAATCCAGCATCAGTTGGTAATATGCAAAATAGTTTACAGAATGATCCTAACTTCATAGCTAATCAGAATGCGGTTCTCAATATGATGAACCAAGCTTTAGGAGCAATGCCTAATGTACACGTTAGTCCAGCAGCTCCTCCACCACCACAATGGGGAGGAGGATTCCCACAACCCTTTCCTAATCAAATGGTAGGAAATAACTTTGGTCTGAATCCTAACTTTGTACAACAGACTCAATTCCAGAATCCATTAGATGGAGTTGTACCTGCAAATCCTGATGCAGTAGTTAATTCAACTGCTAGTTGGTATGGAGGAACACCATTCCCAATGCAGAATGGATTAGGAATGCAGCCTAATATGGTAGGAGGCTGGAATGCTCAACCTTCTTATTACAATTTCTATATGAATGATCCTGCTAACAGGGAAGCATATATGAGATTTACTCAAGAGGAAATCGATGCTGGGATAGGATTTAAAGTTAAAATCGTATCTAAAACAGAAGAAGAAATCCGAAGAGAAAAAGAACAAGATGCCTTAGAAGAGCAAGCTCTTATTAATAAGCATCTTACATGGGATGATAAGTTTAAGAATATCAATTTCAAAACAGTAATGAGAGAAGTTGATATAGACGATCTCCCAGAACCTCTAAGAAGAATACGCATGGAGCAAGAATCTCAAGCTGCAGCGGAGAAAGCTAAGGAAGAAGCAGAAGCTAATAAACCTAGCAGAGTTATCATAGAGTGTTTACATTCAGAGATAGAAATACTGAGAGGATGGATTTATAGAATCCTTCCAAAAGATATAATCGGATTGAATGCAAAAGAAATCATAGTGCCAAAGCCAAAGAGATTATTCTTCAATAAACGCGATGAAGAAGCTTTGAGGAATCTATGTAAAAAGTTAGAAGTTTATAATCCTGCACTCGCAAGGGTTGTATGGAGCAAGAGACATCTTAAATATCGAGATGACTACAATATATTCATTGAAGTAGCCGAAGACAATCTAAGAGAATATGAAATAGATGAAATGTATGATAGAAGAGAAGAAGGCTATAATGACTACAGAGTGCCTATGCATTGTAGAGAAATTCCTGGATACACTATAAATGAAAAAGGTGAAAAGGAATTCGATGAAGAATATTGTGAACTGTATCCATTTATAAGATATACCGACAAGAACTACAAATACGAGTTTGATAGAGGACGAAAACTTACTAACGAAGAATTCAATGTATTCTGTGAGTATGAGGAGATGTGCCTGGTATACGGCTTCCACCAATTAAGACTCAAGAAATTGTTAGACGACAATAGAAAACGTCAAGAGCTACCTCTTTCCTATAGCGTTGATAGACGTGAGTTAGCAACTAGAGAAGAAAAGATTAGAAATCTTTTAGTAGAGAGTAATGGTAGTAAAGAAACTACTGAAGAAGAAAATAAGATGGAGCAGCAATGCAAGAATAATAAAGTTCAAGAGGATCCAAGAACTTTAGAACAGATAGAGAATGAGTATTATAATAAGTTTGACCCAATAGAAACTCATTATCATGAAATGCGTGTGATGAGGAAGAAGCAACAACAGCAATATGAGTTATATCGAGACATCTTCTCTTCGAAATCTCAAAAAGACTTCGATGCATGGTGGTATGGAAAGAATTCATCTCAATACCAACAAGAGAACCTATCACCAGAAGAGTTAAAGAAGAAACAACGGCAAGAATATGTTGATCGTATGACCGAAGCAAATATAGCTTTGCTCTCTAAAGCTACGCCGATAGATCCTGTACAGTTTGTAAACAATTTCAGATATTGGCAACAACAACAGTTGCAAAAATTGTTTGGCAATACAATGAATGAGGCAACAACGGCTAAAGATGTATTTGAAAAAGTAATTCCACATGCATTATACGAAATCTCTTGTGAAAATATAGAAAGACAACGGCAAGAAGCTATGAATAGACCATACAATCCAATGGCCTATAAAAGAGCTCTCATAGAACTTGCTAATAAGAAGATATTAGCTGGTAATGAAGATCCAAACTTCAAACCAGGTCCAGTAGACCCAAAATTTGGATATCCATCAAATTGGGTAGATCCTACTAATTCTAAGGAATATGAAGAACGTAAAGCACAGTTCATGGAATATTGTAGAACATCGATGGGTGTAAATATGCCTTTGCGACCTATTTATAAATAAGGTGGTGAGCATATGAATATCAAAGAACGCAATGCTATTATAAGGCAATCGCAGGACGCTGCAAGATTTGCTAACTTTGATCCTGACGTGTTCAAGTTTACTGAGGAGAATTGGGATAATATGACCAAACCTCCGCTCACTACTTACGTTCCTTTACCAGTTATAGATCAATTAAGATCTATAGTAAACAATGTTAAACTTATGAACAACCCAACAAAAAAGTATGATTTGGTTAATAAGTTATTTGCTACAATTGGATTAAAACCATTAGCTTCTGGTACTAATAGAAGAACCTTCTATTGTACTTATGACCCTACAGTTGTTATCAAAATAGCATCTGATAGAGTTGGTAAGATGGATAATATATCTGAATTTACTTTACAAAAACTTATTAAACCATTTTGTACTAAGTCATTTGATGTGACTAGTGATGGAGTCGTTGCATTAGTAGAACGTGTTGAAACGATGAAGGAAAAAGACTTTAAACAAGTCTATGCTAGTGATGTATTTGACTTTACGTTTGAGATCCTTAGAAGAGGATATGTTATGGAAGATATAGGAGGAAACTTCTATAAAAACTGGGGTATAAGATTCGGCTTTGGCCCTGTTATCCTAGATTATCCATACGTATTTGAATTAGATTGGGCAAAGCTAAGATGTAGTCATAGAGATATTCATACTGGAATATACTGTGACGGATACCTTGATTATGATTATAATAAAGGTATGTCTGAAATTATCTGTACCAAATGTGGTACTAGATATACTGCTAAGTATTTAGCAAGAAGAATTGATGCTAAAGATGTATTAGAAAGAATTGACAGAAAGAGGGACAATGAAATGGCATTATTAGACACAAACTTCAAAGTAGTAATTAAACGCGGTGATCAAATCGTTAAAAGATGTTACAAAGAAACGGATACTATTGTAGATCCTAAAACAAAACTTGGTGGTAAGAAAGAATACAACCAAGAACCTAAACTCAAATTTGATGAACCTAGAGTTCCAAAATATACAGTAAAGCGTAAGATAGAAGATAACGAAGCTCCACAAGATAACCATAATCATGGTAATAAGAAAAGATATCCAAACTTTACTGACCAACCATTATTTACGGATAACTTGATCTTCTATCCTAAAAACTTAAAGAATGATATTATCTTCTTCTTAAAGAAAATGGAAGAGAAATATGGTTCTGAAGATGCTGTAAGATTAGCATCTATAATTGGTACAGTTTATAATCCAATGAATCCAGACTATGTTCTTCCTGAAAGAGAAACTGAAGAAAAGGAAGAAGTGAAAGAAGACCCAAAGTCTGAAGCTCCTGTCAATGAAGCTAATTGTAGCTACGATGGTGGTGAGTTTGAAACTAAAGAACCAAAACCTTTAGAAGACGAAAAGGAAGAATTGATTAAGAAGATCGAAGAGGCTGAGAAGGAGGAAACAAATCCTCAGCCATCCTTCCCTACAGCTCCAAAAACTTATGAAGACGTTAAGAGCATGAGCATTGAAGATATCATCACAGAGTCTATCTCTAAAGATGAGCTAAATCTATTCAAAGAAAACAATGCTCCTAAGGAAAATCTATTCCCAGTAAAACCAATGTCTAAAGAAGAGGAAGAAGCTGCTAAGCTTAGCTCTAGTACAGAAAATGTAATCACTGGTATTGTTGGATCTTCTCTTGTAGATACTCTTAAAGAGAGACAACTAGCAGAAGCTCTTAAAGACACTGTAATCAATACATTCGATAAGAAATTCGTTCCAGACGTTGATGTAGATACTGCTATTAGAAAACTTGATAATGAAATCACTGAGATGATCAAAGATGATATCAAAACTATTAGTGGTACTACAGATGGTTTGGAAGTAAATATTGCCAAGACCGTAGACAATAGAAATAATGAATGCTTTAATGTGACAGTAAAGAACTTTACTAGTCCTGTATTCGAATGTGTTATTTATCCAGCTGCTAAAGAGGCTGTTGTTGAAAAAGAATCTGATAACGAAGGTGGAGAAAAAGCAATGGAAAAAGCTATTTTTAACTTCTTGAATGCAAAGGTTGATGAAATCGAACATGATTATTCTTCTAAAGAGGAAGCAAAGACTTCTATCGCAACTGCATTATATGGTGCTTTTAAAGATGAATTCAAAGACAAATTCACTCCAGCTCGTATGATGGATATCTGTAAAGAATATGTAGACAACTATGTATCCTTCGATAGCAACGAAGATGAAGAAGAAACTCATACAGCAGCTGATGAGTTATAATCTAAAGGGTGATATCAATGCAACCTCAAATGAATAATCCGCAACCACAGTTTAATAGATTTTTAGAAGGTGTGTTGTATGGCTGTAATGATGCTGGCAGTATTCCAGATGCATTAGCATCTGGATATGCTGTAATAGCAGTTGTAGATATAGAAGAAGCATACAAGTATGCTAACGTCCCAAACTTAGCAATCATGTCTAATCTACTTCCACCTCCAGAAGCAGTAACTGCTTATATTGATGGAGAAGCTGCTATTGGTCATCAAATTTATTATGAATACTTATCTAATAGAGAACGTGAGGCAACAGTAGTAACTGTACTACAAGCTTTATATGGTCACAGGCCTAGTATTAGATTTAGAAACTTCCTAATCTATACAGATTATGAACCTGATGTAGAGTTCAATATCTTATATACTTTAGGAGAATTCTTTAAGAATACTTTTGGTATTGTAATGGCTCCATATAAGCAATCGCAAGCTTATAATATTGGAATGCCTCAGTATGACTATATCATCTCTAACTTACTATTCTCTAATGGTAAGATAAATAAGTATGAATTCGTTAGCATGCTTCCACTAGATGCTATGCCAACAGATGTATCTTGTAGTATTCTACTATCAGATATAAATTATCAACCATCTGGATTAGAAGATGGATATAGAATAGTGTGTAACTATATAGCTCAACTTAGAGCAGAGATTGCATCTAACTATACTATGAAATCTCCTATTATCCAAATCAATGATAAACTAAATAAAGACTTAGAGCAAAGTATCAATGATAAGATCTTTGAATCTCAATCTAAATTTGGTAATCAATAAAAAGAATAAAGAGAACTCATAACGAGTTCTCTTTCTTTTTTATCATAAAGGAGGATATCATGCCAATTGTAAGAACAGAAGAAGAATTAGAATATGCTAGACGCTTAATATTAAGTGAATTTACAGATATGGGATGGTTTAAAATAGAGAATACTAATAATAGAATTACTACTAAAGAATTGCACTCTATTAAAGCTGGTGCTTATCAAGATATGTATGGTGAAGTACAAGCATTCTTTATCGCTAAAGCTCTATTGGATAATAAACAAAAACCAGTAGAAAAAGAAGAAGTAGCAGAAGAATTAGAACCTCTTGAATATTCTGTAAAACAAGAAGTTATTTCTAAGAATGATACTTCTGATGATGAGGATGTTGTATTAGATAAATATCCTACATATTACATGGTAACTCAACAGTATAAAGGTGGACCATTTACAGGAAAGCTTCTTCCTACTCAAGATGATATTGATAGAAGTGTTGCATTAAATAAGAGCAATAGTTTTACATTCTTATTCTTAGATAATAGATGATATAATCATATACTATAATTATGAAGAAGAAAGGATGTGATTATATTGAAACTTCAATTTATTAATATCAATGATATGAGATTATTAGAGTATGTAAAAGATAAAGCAAGAGCAGAAAATGCACCAGTATTTAATTTCTATTCTATGTTGGATTTTGGATATAGATTGGAAGGTTTAAAACCACTTCCAAATATAATGCAAAATCTATCTTATGCAAACTCTTTTCGTGATGATAACTATACAGTTCAGTTCGATAAGGCTTATGCATATCAGCTATTATATAATGAGCAATCATTTATCGATCTAATGAGAGTTCTTAGTATGGTAGAAAATACAGAAACAGTTATTGTAGTAACTAACCATTCCCATCCAATGGTAGAAGCTATAGTAGATTCTCTTATCAAATTTATCCAAGAAAGATATTCATTACAAAGTTTCTTGATAAATGATATAGATGATATCGACCCATTTTCTACATCTACTTTTATTACAGAAGGTGGATATCTAAACTACATAGATGATGTGAAAAGAATGGGAAGATACTATGATCCTCATCAGTTATTACAAGAATCTGAGTTCTATATCTAAGGAGTACTATGGCTATATGGGAAAAGGATAGATATGTAGCTCCTTATGAATGGCTTATAAATAAGCATCTGAGAGAATATGATCTATCCAAAGCTAATATAAGTCTCTTATTAGAATATGGATTTATATCTAAGAAAAGATATGATGAAATATTTAATATGCCGAGAGAACAAAGGGAAATAACAGTTGGTCTTATGCAAAGAGATAATCCTGAATTATCTAAGGGATTATCTAATTGCTTTAAAGATGCTAGAAGAAGATTCTTTGAAGTAAATGAACTCAATCCTGATAATGTATTATATATAGATAAGGACTCTATAACTACAATAGATACTCTAGTACCATATACAAGAATATCTGAGAATCTAGAATTTAAACTAAAGAATGAGTATAGTAGTTTCTATAGATTGCAATATATAGACTTTCTATACTATTGTAATGGGGCTATAGAAAACTTCAGGTTAAAAGGTGCTGGGAAACAAGTTCCTATAAAACATAAAGAACACTTTATGCAATTCTTATTAGCATTAGCATATACAGCTCAAACTGATACAGTAGAGAATTGTATTCTAATGATAAAGGATTTTTATTATAATTATACTCATAGATTATTAGATAGAGAATTTTATAGAGAACTTAATAATCGTAGTATGTTTAAGATAGTAAATAGTGGATATCATACATACTATGCTGATGCTATAAATAGTATTGGTATTGAGTTTGTAGATATATCTCATAATGCGGATATATTAAGAATCTTATATAGAATATTTATGACTGAATATTTCTCAAAAAGATGAGGCTATGGGAACTTAATCCCATAGCCTTTATTTTTTATCAATTTTGATATTTGGATTACTATAGATAGCTTTATTATTACCAGCGGCCATAAGAGTAATAAAGATAAAACACTTTGTAGAAAGTATATTAGGTACTCTATCTTTACCATAATAAAGCTCTAGTTTATTCTTGAATACCTCAGACATATTTGAAGCAACACTATCTTTTAATTCCTTCATTAATCTAATTTGTTCATTTTCAGAAATATAGTCAGAAACTGCAGTAGGATTGAAGAAACCTACGTCTCTATTATAACATTCTTCTATATATTTATCTAATACTTTATCTAGTTCTTTGAACTGATCAAATTCTACTAATTCGATCATCTCTTTTTCTTTTTTGTAATTTAGATAATCATATGCTAAAGTTAGTAAGTATAATACTGTAGCCCATATGAATGGGAATACGTAGTCGCCACTGATTAAATAAATAACAATAGATGCTAATAAGATATAGATACCTTTGTGGTTATTGATATTATCTAAGATGAATAGATAAAGAGTTTTTAATTTGATAAAAAGATTTGTAAAAAATGCTTTTGCATTATTTTTAAGATTATCATATTTAGAGTACAGTTCTGCCATTGTTTAAATTACCTCTCTAGTTTAGTAGACCAATCATATAGTTTATCTCTTAATTCTAAGAGCTTACTTGCTTGTTCTTCCTTAAATTTATATTTACCATCTAGAGAGTTATTTAAATACATCATCAATTTGTAAGCGATATCTCTATTTAATCCATTAGGATATCTTTCTAATAAAGACCACCACTTACCAAAGATCATCTCTGGATGAACGTATAGATACTTATGATGATATAATTGATGACATGTTTTACAAAGCATTACTACAGGAATATTATTTTGGGTATGCTCATATCTCAATAAATCGGATAGATCAAACTCAGTAATAGCCCCATAGGTATTTAAAATATGCTCTGTAATAATAATTGCTATATCATATATATTAAGCATACAATGATGCATCTCTAAAGATGCCATTTCTTCACCCTCATCATTACCAGCTGTAATATTAGGATGGAATTGACAGCAATCTAGACCAATAGAATACAAATATGCTTTGTAGTGTTTATAGGTTCTACTATGTCTGAATTCTCTAATAGCAGAATCTAAGAATGCTTTATATTCATCAAGGTCATAAGAGCCTTCTTTAGTTAATGCGAATTGTACTGCATACTCCGAATTTGGAGAGGTTAAGAGCGGATTATGCTCTGCATTTTCTACAAATACGTTTGGAAATACATTTGTCTGTGTATACATTATATTTATCTCCCTTTTAATACTAACGGAATTATTTGTATGTTGTCCGCTGCAATTAGGACGCATCCCTATAAAACTACCTACTCTGACATTAGATTAATTTTATAGGAATTTAAGAAAGGAGAAGCACTCATGTCTTTACCTTTTTCTGAGGATAAATTGACGACTCAAAATCCTTTCATAGATTTAGTATTCTACAATCTGAAATTATTGGCATTTAATTCTATTATTAAAGACCAAGCAAAAGCAGATAGATATGAAACTACTGAGTCTCTAAGGAATGCATCTTTATATATTGCATGTGTCGAAAACCATATCGAATTAGATATGTTTAAAGACATTCAATATCCTAGAGATCTATTAATAGAAGCTGGGTTGGATGAGAAGGAACTTTGGGTTTATGAGAACTTCAAAGAAGAATATTACATCCCAGATGAATATAGACCTAAACTTACGAAATTATTAAGACAATGGTTTATTGATACATATATGGATGATAAGGAGTTAAATCCTTATTATCGAAATCTTGTCGGATATCCTGCTATTGATCAATGGGGTATTCCAGTAAGGGAATATGAATACCTATTCCCTGATTATTTAGATTATGATAAATCTGCCACATACATGCATGAGTTATCTAATGATACAATCAAAGAACTAGATGGATTAGGAATTCTTAATATTATCCTAATGCAATATCCAGATCATAAATATCTTAAGTATAAAACTTATGGTATAGATATTTATGAAGCTAGAAAGAAATTGGATTATCAAATCTTATGGTATCCAGAGAATGCTGATGTAGACTACAGTGTTACAGAAGAATTCTTAATGAAGTTTACTCAAAACCGTAAGTTTATGCTAGAATCAGTATACTCTTATGCTATGGAGTTAGAAGAAAAGAATTATCATGATATGATGATGATTTATCTAATCATCTCTGTATTAGTAGATATTCTTGCAGATATTCAATCTCATATTATTAAGAAAGATATTCTTGATAGACGTTGTATTGAATTCATCTTCTCTATGTATGGTGTTCCATATTATAGAGTAATTCCAATTGAGTATCAAAAAGCTTTAGCTAGAAATATCCATTCTTTGTGCAAGTATAAATCTTCTACTACTGAAATGCTCAATATCATTAAACTCTTTGATACTAAAGATAAGTATGGTATTAAGATTTTCAAATATTGGCTGGTTAAAGAAAGAAAACCAGATTCTTATAATGGCTTTGAATGGAAATCTAAGAAAGTACTTAAAGGAAACTATAATCAGACTGTTGAAGAAGATCATGTTGTAGTAGATCTTACAAAAACTCCTGAAAGACAGATTATTCCTCATGATATTCTTATGTATAACACTAATGTTAGTAAGAATATGGGAACCACTAATCTTCTACAATCTAAAGAGTATAAAGTATCTAATCATAGTTTAGAAGCTAGAATGGCAGCAGCTTCGGCTGTAGCTGCTATTAAAGGTGTTAGGTTTGATCTTACTTTATTTAGTGATCCATTAAATACTACTGCTGGATTAGGATATGCTGCTATTAATGGCGCTTCATTGTATGATATTGGTGGTAGTCTTACATTAAAAGATAAATCTACTAAACAAGATTTCAATGCAGCAGTAAAGGTTCAGACCGCATCATATGTGAATCTTTCATTCCAAGAAATTAAAGGTAAAGATCTAACCTTTGTTCCTAATCATCTTGGTTATGATTTAAATGGTGATCTTATTGTAGATTATGAAGGCGGTTCTTCTAAAGATATCAATGCTCATTTATACTATGACTATACTGGCATCATTCCATTCCCATTTGAATACTATCTTCAAAAAGGAAATGTATTATTTATTCGATTAGAAGATAGGATCTTAAGAGAAGGAATAGATTATGAGATCTACGATTATAACAAAGTAAGATTCTTTAATGAAATCTTAGATGGTAAAAAAGAAATCATCTATGATTTCTATTATGATAGATCTACTAAAGATATCAAGTTCAACGTAGATAAATCTTATAACTTCCAAACTAAAGTAAAGACTTATGAAGGTGCTAATACTATTAGCTTAGGAACTTTACCATTCTCTGATTTCTTCTTAAAAGAAAATCAGTTAATCGTAACAGTGGATTCTGTATTCTTACCTCAGAATACATATTCTGTAGATCTAGCTACTAATGTTCTTACTATTGATAATAGAATAGATACTATTGGTAAAAAAGTAAATTGTATATTCATTTACTCTAATTACTCTCAAGCTAGATTCTTTAAATCTACCACTTTAACTGATACAGATAATCAAACAAAGATTCATATTGATGAACCATTTAAAAACTATTGCTTGAATGGTAATACATTCTTCGTTATGGTTGGGAAGAAGTTTATATCTAATAAAGACTACACTATCAATATTTCTGAAATTGATGGTGGTTCTTATATTACTTTAAAACAAAGTAATTTCGAAGCAGGTACTCCTATAGACTTTAATTTCATTTACTCTACAAATGCTATCAATGAAGATATTGAATTAGTTGATAAAGTAATTAAGTTTAAAGCCTCTACTGATTATCAAAATGAATTCAAAGTAAACTATCCATTCAAGAACTATGTGGCTACTAAGTATAAACACTATGTAAAATATCTAGATAAATATCTTCCTGAAGATTGGTATAGTGTTACTAATAACTCACTTGTTATAGTAAATGATACCTTAGCACTTCAAAAAGGTGATGAATTAGAATTAGAATTGGTTTATGTAAATAAAGATAGAACCAAACCTGAATTCAGTAATATTAAAGTAGCTATTACACATCTACTAGCTGGTGCTGATAATCAAGATAGATTCCCTCTTACTTTCCCAGTAGATAATTACTTTACTAAGGGGAATAAGGTATGTGTCGATATCGAAGGTAATATGCTTACTGAAGGAATTGATTACACTGTAAACTATAATAAGAAAAATATCCGACTTCTTAAAAAGAAACACTTTTTAAAGAAAGATCAGCAATTGAATGTGACCTTCTTCTATAATGGGGTTACAGAGAATACTTTGGTATTGAGTGAAGAAACTCATAAGATCTTTAATCATGGAGATCCTAAATTTAATATCAATTTTCCATTCTTCCCTTATATTCAAACTGATCAAGGATTTATTACTATTAGTGAAAACTCTATTCATTCAAGTGATGATATGGGATTGACTAATCAGTTCCATGTTACTATGAATCCTAAGATGGTTTCTAATGCTGATATAAATGAAAACTTCTTATTTATCTATAATAAGCATTACCTAAACAATCCTAACCCATCTCTAACAGTTCAAACTTTAGAAAATCCTATATCTATAACTCCAGAAGGATATATGGATATTAAAGTTCCATTTGATTATTACTTTGAAAATAGATGGCCTTATGTTATTACTGATTCATATGGTAATGTATTAGATGATTCTGAGTATAGTATCTTCAATGGTAGTTTCTATTTCACCAATCCTAAAGATATAGCTAAATATGGAGATAAACTTTATATTCATTATATCTATAATACTAATGGTGGATCTACTGTAGGTTATGCTTATGAAGAAGATTATTCTTATACTACTAATCTCAAATTCTGTAAGATCCCTATAGATAAACAATACGTTACAGATAATATGAAGGATAGTGCAAACTATAAAGATTATGATGTAATGGTTAAAGGCGATGGCTGGTGGGATGGAGTTGATTATAAAGACAACAATCATCAATTAGTAAAAGATGCTATTTATAAACAACCATGGAACTATGCTAGAACTAAATACTATGGTATAACTCAAATGATTGATATCTCTGCATACTCTACTCAAATGAGTTATTTCTACAGTATGCTATATGATGATATTCTTCTAGAAGAAAAGTTATTAGTAAAGATTCCATCTATCTCTACTTCTCACTCATTTAAATTAGCACACTTATTTATCTTTATGACTTCTTTGACTTACATGTTTAACGGTATCGAAGACTTCATTATTGATAATCCTGCTAAGACAATGCTTGTTCAAGGATTTAACTTTAGAACTAGTCTCTCTGATCTTAAAGAATACTTGAGAAAGAAACACAGAGAAGAAAAAGAATTCCCTATTTGGGATTTTATTACTCCTAAATCTCAAATTAAAGATCTAACAGAGTTTATGAATATCTATAAAACAAATATAGAAGTTCGTAGAACTATTTGTCAAAGAATGCTTGAAGCTCAAGATTGGGAAGAATATAAAGTGTGGAAAGATCTCTATGACTCTCTTATGAATTGGAAACTCACCATGAAGTATTTTACTTTAAGCAATGGTGAGATTGCTAAAACATATACTGAGTTCTTAAAAGATAAAGATACTGTATTATATGATAAACTAGTTAAGGTAAATAATATTATATCTTCTGATGAAAAGATCGATACTATTACAAGTCTAGTAGATGATATCATCTATATCCTAAATGAATATATGGGTGATATGAGATATATCTTTGATGGATATGCTGGTCACTCTGGTAATGAAATCATGAAGTATATTATGCTCATGATTGAATTCTTTAAATCCTATAAGATAGTATTCCTTACAAGAAATACTACTATGGAAATCACTTGGGGTAAAGACAGAGATGAAGACGTAATTATTCGTCCTAATGATATGGCTTACACAAATGAAATAGATAAGAGACCAGAATACTATCCTATCGTAGAAAAGGTATTTGATAAAGAAATCAATCATGTAGATGAAAGATTTGATAAGGTTCCTTGGATGAGGGAAGATCTAGTATTCAGTTATAATAATGATCGTAAGTATATTACTATAGATATCCCAGCATCTACTTATCTATGGTCTCAAACTATTATGAAAGATATAGATGGTACCGTTAAGGGTGATGATTACCAACAGTTCTCTAAAGATATTATTAAATCTGACGTATTCAACTACGTTAAGAACCTATTATCTCAAGATCTATTGACTGGTAAACTATCTCCATTCTTATACGAAGTAAATGCTGTTATCAATGCAGATACTAATATTGATAGAAAAGATGTAGATACTGATAGCTTTATTGGTAATTTTGAATTTGTTCAAGAAGAAATCAAACCTATTATCATTCCTGGTAAGTTAAAACTAGGTACTACTTATAAGGATTGGACGTTTGGTTTAAATATTGCTATTAATAGTATTTATAAAGATCTATCCAAATATGCTCAGAAATCTTTAGGTAATCTTACTGGTCAAGTAGCCGTATTAAACGATACTATTAAAAATGACTTGTCATTAGTAGAACATACTTTCAATGTGGAAGAAATGTTTAAAGGTTTATCTAAAGTAGTAAATGTTCCAGGCTCTGATCTTATTCATGCAGATACTTCTATGATTACTTCTACATTTGCTATGTATGAAGATTGTAATACTCTAGGTAGTATAGATGCTAAATGGGTTAATACTAAGAATGTAGTAAATATGTCTGAAACATTCTCAGCTTGTGAAAATGTTATTTCTATAGATATTTCTACATGGGATACATCTAAAGTTAAAGACATGAGCTTCATGTTTGAAGATTGTTCAAAACTCGTAAATATTGAAGGTGTATTGGATATGAGTTCTTGTACAAACTATATGAACATGTTTGTTGGTTGTGATACTTTAGTTGGTGTAAAAGTTATTAATCCTCCTGCAGATTTTGAATCTGTAACTAAGATTAGACACGATCAATATGAAGTAGTTACTAAGACAAATGTTGATACAGACTTTAACCTCTCTATCAATATTACTAATGACTACATAAGCCTCAAGAAATACATGTCTACAAAAGATCCAGATTCTACTATGCATATATTATCTTCTGCTATCTTAACAGAACTAAATGGTGCTAAAGCTAATAACGTTTCAAAAATGTTTGAAAGAAGTGCAGTAACAGATATTCCTAATCTTCATATAGATACTTCTAAAGTAGAAGATTTCTCTGGAATGTTTGGATGGTGTTCTGGTTTATCTACTATAGATACAAGCTGGATTGATACAAGTTCTGCTACTAATATGAATGAAATGTTTGCAGCTACTAATGTAACTACATTAGACTTGACTCATTTCGATACTTCTAAAGTAAAAGATTTTGGAGATATGTTTAATAGATGCTCTAACTTAACTACAATTACAGGTATTATAGATATGACTAGCAGTACTAACTGTGAAGGAATGTTTGCCGAATGTACTAATTTAACTGGAGTTAAAATCTTTAATCCACCTCTAGACTTTGAAGATAAATGTGGATTAACTCATGACCAATATGTAATAGTGAAATCTAAATAAAGTATGGAGGAATACCAACGTGATTAATGATAAATACAAAATCCAAGAGGAAGTCTTAACTAAATCTTCTGAAGGATCTGAAGATCTTGTATCCTTAGAAGAAGGTCATCCTAATGGATTAAAAACAGAAGTTATTATTAGAGATCATGATACTGGATTAGAACTATTCCGTGGTAGTAATAAAACTCTTATCTCTGGATCTGAATTTATTGCTATGCGAATGTTTGATCTTCATGATAAATCTTTTGTAACCCCTACCTATAATAATAGACTACAATTAGAAAATACAATCAATAATCCTAATCAAGAAGAAATTTTGAATAACTACTTTGTTCAACTATTCTGTTTAGGTACTTCTGGTTGTAACCGCGAATCTGCTTTAAAATATGAAGTAGATAATAAGAAATGGATTGCTCCAGAAGACATGGTTCCATTCCAATACGTTCCTGAAGATAAAGATCTTGATGCTGATAATCGCCAAATTTACTTTGGTCGTAAAGAGCTGAAGAATAAAAAGATGATCGCTTATTACTTCAAAAAGTTTGATAGCGATCCTACTGAACGTAAACAATTGGAAGATGGTACTCCTATTGATGCTACGATTTATGATGATCAATCTGAATTGCCAGCTCAAATCATTGTAGAAAATACTTTGGTTATTACTAAAGATGACTGCCGTGATTACTTTATTAATACTACTGGTATTAATGATGCTAGATTCAATTGTATCAGCTTATGTTTAGCATATAAGAAGGAAAGTGAAGATGGATATACTTACTATCAAGATATCCGTCCAGCTACAAGAATCAATTTCCCTAATAAATTCCTAAATGATTTAGGTGCTTCTTGGGATATCATCTACCGTATCTACTTCTAATAAAATCTATCCCCATAGGACTTTGTTCCTATGGGGTTCTTTTTTATTATTATAGAAACTAAGGAGTAAAGAGGATGGTGATTTATATATGAGGGACACATTAAGAGAAATGGTTAAAAATCTTGCTTTTGAAAGATTTAAGAAAGAAGGATCTAATGAAGAATATGTTAGGTATAGATCTAGTATGAAAACAAATAAAAAAGATATCAAAACAGATGACTCTGATTATATGATAGATTCAAAACCTATTGATGAATACGTTGATGATATTTATACAGTCATAGATCTAGCTCTTGAAGAAGAAAGATTAGAGATCCTTATATGGGTTACGATAGTTGCTGTATTATTAACTGTTGCTGTTACACTTTTTATAGTACTAAAAACACCCCTACTAGAATTAATCTAGTAGGGGATAAGATTTTAATAACCGAAGATTTTATCATAACCATATTCTTCCATATCGAATGTCTTAACAGTACTATCATGGAAGTTTTTCATTGATTTCAATTTAATCTTTGCAGGAATAACGTATGATGCAACCCCTACATTTTTAATACCTAATCTAGTAAATAGATTACCAGCACATTTATTACAAATACCTTTTTCAGATTCACATAGACCAGAGTATCTTAGTTTTACTTTCTTACCAATATATGAATCTCTATTGTCAGAAGTTAATTCTACTAATCTAGAACCTTCTACAATATAGCTATACATCCAGTCATCGATATTATCACCAGTTAGAAGAATTTCTTTATATCGTTTAGTACCACAATCAGAACCTTCTTCTAGTACAGTCAAATGTTCTAATGCTTTAACGAAGATCTTTTCCCATGCACCACCATCAGCAGTTTTCTTAGCACGAGCATATGGACCAAATGCTAGAGAATCTGAGAATGCAGCATATTCATCAGGTTTAATACCAGTAGTTAAGTCAGATTTAATAACAGTGTATTCGCCATTAGGAT